CAGCAGCAAAAGCAATTGGTGCCACACTTGGTGGTGCATTAGGCACACTGATTCCTATCCCTGGTGTCGGCACGATTGCTGGTGGTATTGTTGGCGACCTAGTTGGTGGTTCTATCTATGATGCTATAGTAGGTGGAGGCAGTGCTCCTCCTGCAGCATCAGAACCAGAAGCAGCATCAACATCTGATCCTGTTCCTGAAGCACCGCCAGAAAAACTAGCATCGGGTGGTGTCATGGCAGGTGAAGCAGGACCTGAGGCAGTTTTCAGTCTCAGTTCTACTGAAGGCAGGAAAGTAGTTGATGAAGTATCATCGGTTCAGAACACATCGATGTCTGCACTGCCATTCATCTTAGGTATCACACAGAATGTAACTAGTCTAATTTCTGGTCCAGCAAAACCATACATCCAACAAGAGATTGGAACATTAGAAAGATTGTTTGGCATTGCAAAGTTTAACGTCAGTGAAGTTGTCGGCAAGGGTATCGATGCTGTTAAGTCTGTTGGTAAGAACGTAGGTATTAACATCCCTGGAACAGGAGGTGATGCTGAAGGTGTAGAATCACAAGAATCAATGACTAGCAATAATCCTGGGGCGGTAACCCCAGTCAATGTTCCATCTGGTGATGTAAAAGAGAGAGCGAAGGTTGCATTCCAATTCTATAAGTCAAAAGGATTCTCAGATTCTGGTGCTGCTTACATGGTTGGTAACTTGATGCAAGAATCTACATTAAATCCTGCTGCTAATGGAGATGGTGGACGTGCATGGGGTCTAGCACAGTGGAGAGATGATGCTGCATCTGGCGCAAGATGGATTAAGTATAAAGAATGGGCAGCAGCAAACAGCAAACAACCTGGAGACTTCTTTGCACAGTTAGAATATACTATTGTTGAGGGCAACCAATACGACTCTGGTCTGAAAAAAATGAAAGGTAATAATGTCCAAGAACATATGCAATTCGTAAAAGCATATGAAGGTTACAGTGAAGAGGGTAGTCGTTTTGGATATGCTCAAGACATTCTTAATAATGTTGCGGAGTATAAAGGAGGAGCAACTACTCCATCGATGACTCCCCCACCATCAACACCTGTCCCTGCAAGTGAAAGTAGTGATGAAGATGGAGGACACAATGCAGAAAGTCCTGGACCAGTAGGTGCAACACCTGAATTGATAGGACCACCAGCACCAACAGTTGCTGCAGCAGAAAATGGTGGGCATACACCAGAGAGTCCTGGTCCTGTTATTCAGGCACCACCAATGCCAGCAGCACTCGCAGAATCTAACAAGAAAAGTCATATAACTGTTCAACCTATCATTTATGCAGGAAGTTCTACACCTGTTGGTTACCAAAAAAATATTGATAAAGGTGGTGGACAAATGGCTCGCTTCTTTTATGATAAAACAGGAGAGAAAACAACTCTTGCTGACTTGAAGGCAGCGAGGTTACAAAATAACTGATAAATACATAGGTGAAACAAATTTCACTATACAATTACACAAATTCCGAAAAAAAATCTCCGCAAAAATTTAAAGAAAAAGGTCGAGCATGGCAGCAGGCACCGAGAGTTACGAAGCACCACAATATGGAAATCTCGCTGGTGCTATTGGCGGGAAGATTGGTAGTGCTCTCACGATGGCAGCAACAGCAAGACGCCAGCGTGATGGAGAGAAAGAAAGATTAACTGATGAAATTGCTTCACTAAACAAAAAAGAAGATAAGACTGAAGACGAGAAGCAGCAACTAAAAGATTTACAGAAGAGACAAGAAGATTTAAATTCTCAAGGATTTGGATTTATTGGAAAGAAAGCACTGGGCACTGAGTTCGGTGGAGATCTGAGAAGAAGAACAAAAGGTTTCTTCCAGATGAGTCCTGATGATCAGGATGATCCAGCATTAGATAAGAAGAAAAGATTTGAAGCACTCCTGCGAGCACAACCAGCAGGTAATAAACAAACACCACCTGGAGCACTACCAGAGGCACCAAAAACATCTCAAGATGGTGGTGTATTAGGATCATTTGCTACTGGTATCATTGAGAAGATTAGTCTTCTTTCTAAGAAAGTAGATGATCTAAAAAACGTAGAACAGAAAGATCAGACACCTAAAACTGTAGTAAATCTCAGTAAAAATGTAGGTAGTATCAGAAGGTTCTTCTCTAAGAACAATAAGATTGAAGAAGAACAAGTAAAGATTTCTGAGCAGCAACTGGAGCAGCAGAAAGAAGATTCTGCTGATGCAAAAAAAGCAAGAGCAGAATCAATAGCAGAAGGTAGAGACAGATCTGCTGGCAATAGTGGTATTGACAATAGCAGAGAGGGATCCACTCTCAAGGGACTAGGTGGTGGATTGCTTGACTTTGCTGGTGACCTGCTTGGTTTTGGTGGTCGTAGGCGTCGTGGTGGCAGGAGAAGACGTGGTGGTCGCCGAGGGGGTGGTATTGGTTTAGGTATGTTCGGCAAGCGTGGCAGGCGCAGAAGCGCGTCTCGTGGCGTGAGTAGAGGTAGGACTCAATACACTGCTCCTGTCGGACCACAACCGATGAACTCTGCCACACCATGGGCAGCAAAAGGTGCTGGTGATCGTGGTGGTCAATTTGGACAGGGTGGATTTGCTCCAAGAATGGAGTCATCACCAATAAAGTTTGCAAGTGGTGGTATTGTTGACAATCCAACCACGGGACAGGCAGTTATCCCAAAGAACAAACTAACAGCAGCAGTCAAAACTAATCAAGATAATGTAAAGAAAGCAGATCCTTTTGCTAAGGTGATGCAATTACCTACCATGGCAGCAGGTGCTCTGCTTATGTCAACGGTTGGTAATGTTATCAACAACATGGGTGGAGTTTCCAAACTATTCCGTCCAGTTTTGTCGAGGATGTTTGTTCCTGCTGCTACAGCATTCGGATTGCCTGCTAATCTAATTACTGCATTCTTTGGTAGTGGTGCTTCAGCGAAAGGACTCGGAGGTATCGGCAAAGGTAAAGGCAAAGGTAAAGGTAAAGGTGGTGGATCTAATGGTGGTGGTAGTGAAACAACACCTGGAGTCACACCTGGATCTACTATAGGTGGAGGAACAATTACTGGTGGTGGTTCTGTTGATGGATATGAAATCTCATCTGGTTTTGGTCCTCGTAATACTGGTATTCCTGGTGCTTCTACTAATCACTTAGGCGTTGACTATCGCACACCACAAGGAACCAAACTCTCTATCAAGAGACCAGGAAAAGTTATTGCTACTACTGCACCTGCTATTGGTAACAATGGTGAAGTATATATTCAGCATGATGATGGATCTAAATCTAGATACTTACACATGAGTGCTGTAGCAGTGTCTGCTGGTCAGCGTGTTGATGCTGGAGCATTCCTTGGTAAAACTGGTGGAGAACCTGGAACTCCTGGTGCTGGTCCTACTAGTGGTGCTCACCTACACTTTGAATACTATCCACCTGGAGCATCTGGTCCTGTTGATGGTTCTGGTGTTGCATCATCTGTCTTTAGTGTTGGTGGGACCCTCACACCTACTGCTCCACCAACAGCAGTTCAACCAACTGCTGCAGCAACTCCATCAGCACAGACACCCCGACCTGCTGGAGCAACACCAGAATCAAATCAACCAGCAACCCTACCACCAATTGTTATTCCTGCTCCTGCAGCACCTGCAGCAGCAGCAGAACCTGATAACTCAGGCAATGGTGGCGCTAATCTTCCAGTGAGAAACCCTAACGCACGAATGTCATTGCTAGGAGGTATGCCGTAATGTCAAACTCAGTTAAGAAATTTGAACCTCAGAAAGTAGTCATTGCTGACGTTGATGGCGTCCAGTATGATGTTACTAAAGCAGTTGGAATGTTCTCTTACTATGAGGATATCTATCAACCATTTGTTACAGCAAACATGCTGATGATTGACAGTGGACAAAACTTTATTGGTAACCTACCTATCCAAGGTGGAGAGGAAGTTACTGTTAAACTAATCAACATTAGAAAGGAAGCAGTAGAATATAAGATGAGGGTTCAGAAGATCGTAAACAGATCTGTTGAAAGGAACATGCAATATTATACTTTAGTGCTTACATCTAAGGAAGGTCTGGAGAATGATACTTCTAGAGTAACAGAAAAATATAAAGCAAACTCAGAAGCAATTGTTAAGGATGTTCTTAAGAATGTATTGAAGACTGATAAAGAATTGTTTGCAGAAGAATCTCAATTCAAGATGAGTATATTCCCTAATGGTAAGAAGTGCCATGCTTTGGTGCAATCATTGATGTATAAGACAGTATCAAAGTCAACCAAGTTCAACAAAGGTGGTGGTGTTGATGATACTAAGAGCGAATCAGAACTAGGTGGTAATAATAAGAAGAAGTCATCAGGAACAGCAGGTTATCTATTCTTTGAGAACAAAGATGGATTCATCTTTCAATCTATGGATAGACTATGCTCAGATGGGACAGATTCTTTCGGTGGCACTCCACCAGTAGAAACATACTACTCACGTCCATCTGCTGGTATGCCACCTGATCAGGTATACTATAACATTGAGAACTATGCATTCGATGGTGACATCGACATGTCTGAGAAGTTAAACAACGGAATATATTCTACACATATGTGTTACTTTGATATCTCTTCTCAAAAGTATGAAGAGTATACCTATGACATGGCAAAAACATTCAATAACATGTCGCATCTTGGTAGTCAGGTAACACTAGCAAAGTATCAAAAACAATTAGCATCAAGACCTAGCAGAGTTATGAGTATCCTGCTAGACCATGAGGCATGGTATAGCGGAGAAGATGTTGCTAACCCAGAAGAGGGTGGTGATACACAGTTCCCAGACTATGCAAAATATTATACTGCACAGTCTATTGGTAGAAGATACTTGATGGATACTCATAGAGTTCAGATTGAGATCGCTGGCAACTCAGACCTGAAGGTAGGAGATAAGGTTAAGATTATGCTACCTAACATGGTAGCAGAGAAACTGAGAGAGGAGCAACCATATGATGAGGAGGCAAGTGGCACTTATCTAATTGCTGCATTGTCTCACAACTTTGCATTCATTGTTGATAGTGGAGAACCTCAGTTCTTCACCAACTTGGAACTCATCCGTGACACCATGGGTATTAAAGAATATGCCTCCAAGGTTAAATAAGAGTAGGAGTTATTAAAAGATGGATCAATCTTTATCATCACTGTATCCCATACACCAGATTGGTTCTGACGGATTCTCCTGGTGGATCGGTCAGGTAGAGACCAACAAAAAGGACGACCCTAAAAGGTCTGGTAGATATCGTGTGCGTATCATTGGACAACACCTGAAGACAGGTGACAATGCTACATCTACAGAGGAACTACCATGGGCGCACATCATGATGCCTGTGACCACACCGTTCATTGAAGGTGGAACTGGTGGTGCATCTCCTGGACTGCAACGTGGTTGTTTTGTTGTTGGATTCTACCTGGATAATGACAAGCAGAAACCTGTTATCATGGGTTCTATTGGTGGTGTCAAAGGTGCTACTAAAGATTCATTCCAAGATGAGAATCCAAGTGCTCCACTAAACTTCAAACCTGTCGTTGATCCTAAGACCAATCCAAAGCAGAATCGATCTGCAGATACCCAGAGTGGTAAGAACAAGAGCGGTGCTAATACAGACAAGGGTGTTGTTGATGCAGATAAAGCAGATCTGAAAGATGGTGCTCCACCTATATTATTAGCAGCATATGCAAAGCACAGTGAAACTAACCCCACTGGTGGTAAGAGTTGTATTGTTGTTGCTAACCCTAACTGTGGACAAGAGAATAATCTTCGTAGTGGTCTGACTAGAATCGTTGGCGATCTTCTTGCTGCTAACCAAGCATCAGGAGGAAACATTGGCGACTTCTATGTAAGTAAGATCAATGGTCTTCTTTATGATGGTATTGGACAAGCACGTTATCATATTGGTCGTGTTGTCAGACTTGTTAAGAGTTTTATTGCTAGAGGTAAAACAGAGATTACTAAAAAGTTACGTGAAGCAATTGATTTTCTGAATAAAAATCTACTAACCACAGAAAAAGTAGTAGGTAATACTGGACCACTCGCAGATCCAGATAAAGCATTCAAACCAATCACAGAGAAGAGTAATAGACTCAAAGCAGTTAAGAAGATCTTTGATGATATCTTTGAGAAACTTGGTTGTAGTATCGCAGACATCACTGATACTATTGCACGATTCATCACTGATCTGTTGATGGGATTCATTCAAGATGTATTCAATAATGCTGCATGTTTTATAGACACACTAGTTGATGGCATTCTGAATGAGATCCTTGCTAAATTTGATGAACTTGTCAATGTAATTCTTGCACCTATCCAAGCAATTCTAGAAGCAATTGCTGCACCATTGAACTTCATCGGTGGAATCATCAATAAGTTCATGAAACTACTGGGAATCACTTGCACAGGACCTGCTCAAAAGTGTGAACCAATCCAAGAAAAATGCACAGACTGTGATAGTAATGATGGTGGTGATGATCTTGATAAACTATTAAAACAAATTGAACAAGGAGTCGGTGATACGTCTGCATTTATTTGTGATGAAGCAAAACAAGTTCCTAAGAAGAAACCTACCGAAATTTCATTTGTTGGTGGTGTTCCAGATGATCTCTCACCATCTCCAGAAAACACACCACCATCTGGTGATGCTGTTAGCGACTTCCCAATTCCAGAGATAGATCTTGACGAAGATTTTGACGATGATCCTATTGATGAAGACAATTTACCTGATGATGGATCAATTATATTCCCTGATCCTGATGATGATGGTTTGCCTACTCTACCACTGGGCGATGAACCATTCATTGAAGTATACACAGAGAGTAATCTATACAAAGAAGGAGACACTATTGTCTACAATCTAACAGGTGTTAATATTCCTGACGGAACTGAATTTAATTACGAACTATCTGGTCCTACTATTACAGAAAGTGACATCATTGGATCTCTCACAGGAGAGTTTACTGTCACAAACAATGCTGCTACAGTTTCTGTTGTTCTTGCAACAGATGAGGAAGTAGAACAAGCACCAGAACTACTGATCTTTACTGCTACTACAAAAACTCCAATCATATTAGATACAGATAATGATGGAACAACAGAAGAATTTCCATTAACGACTTCTACTGATGTTGCAATTGATAGTGATGTTAATGATCCAGTATTGCCAGATCCATCACAGGTTGCTATTTGGAATCTTACTACAGATAAGAATTCATATCAGGAAGGAGAAGATGTTCTAGTCACAGTAACTACACAATATGTTGCTGATAATACTGAGGTTGATTACTACATTATTGGTAGTGGCATTACAGCAGAAGACTTTGTAAGTAGAACACTATCTGGAACTCTAGTCATTAAAAATGGTGCTGCTGCATTTGTCATTGGTATTGAGGATGATAGCACTGTTGAGGGTATCGAGAATGCAACTATTATTCTTGCAAGTAAAGGAGTTAGCACATCATTTAGCATCACTGAAGCAGGTGGTGAGGAAGATGAAGTAATAGATGATAATAATGATGATGACTTCACAATCAAGAAACCAATCGCTGGTGATATTGTTACTGATAACACTGGTGCTATTGTAGAGATTCCTATTAAAGTTCCTGGTGGACCATATCAGACTGCACCTCAGATCATCATCACTGGCGATGGATATGGTTCTGGTGCTGTTGCTCTGCTCAATGATAAAGGGTTTGTTACTGAAGTCCGAGTCACTAGACAAGGTATCAACTATGTTCCTAATACACCTGACGAAAACAATCTACAATGTGTCGTTGATTCCTTCACTCTGCTATCTCCTGGTAGTGGATACACTGAAGCACCCGTTGTTCTGATCAATGGAGAAAGAGATCTTGCAGAGGCAGTTATCGATCAAAGAGGATTTGTCGTCAGTATTAGAACACTTGACAGAAGCAAGCGTTATACAGACATGCCTATTGTCGCACTATTAGGTGGTGGAGGCGGTGGTGCTCGTTTCTTACCTAACATGGTTTGCCTAGATAGTAATGAACTTGAGCGTAAAGGTTACGCCAAGATTGGAACTGGATCTTACGTTGATTGTCCATAATGTCACAAGAGAAAGCAACAGAACAAAAAGCAAGTTCTGAACAGAAGAAACTACAAAAAAATGGTCCAGCAAGACCTGAAGGTGCTGATGCGCCCGAAGAAGGTCAGTTTAGTAATGAAGATTTTAATGTAATTGCCACCAAACATGGGTGGACAATGGGAACCTATACAAACAAGGATGGATCTACAGGTTTCATTTTAACTAATGGTCAATCGATGTTCCACATCGATGTGAATGGTAACATCGTCATGGCAACAGGTAAACCTGGACAGTCAGGTTGTGGTGGTAAACTTGTCATTCATGCTAAAGATCACCACGAAAAAACTGACACCTATGCTCTACATGTTCGTGGTAATGATGATGAGCAGACTAAAGAAGAAGATGGAAGCACTACAAAGACATCACCATATTCTATATACGTTGAAGGTGATGTTGCCATCGAATCACAAGGTGGTGATGTTGGAATCAAAGGAGATAACATTACACTAAATGCAGTCAATAATTTAACTTTACGCGCAGGAGAGAATATTAACATAGAACCTGCTGAAGGTCAAGGTAAAGTAAATGTTACTGCTGCTGATATTAATATGGATTCATCATTCACTAGATTTACTACTAGTGGTGGTTTTTATGTTGATGGATCAGGTGAGTTTTCAGTCAACCAGAAAGATCAGATAGGTGCATCAACATCTTTCAATACTATTGGAACAGTCAACCAAGTCATCAAAGGTGACTATAATTTAAGAGCAACTGGTAATCTACAACTAGAATCAGACTTTGGTCACTTGTTATTCAAATCTACTAAAGGTGGTATGGCAAGAATCATCAATGGTGATGATACTAGCACTGTAAGAGGTTTGAAGGATTTGACTGTCATTGGTAAGTCAGTGAACCTTGATGAACCACCTGCAGCATATAAGATGACACTAGGATCATCATTGAAAGGTTCGCTTGAAATTAAAGGTGCATCGTTCTTTAATGCTACATTTGTTGGAGCATCAATCTTTAACAGCACCAACGTCAACATCGTTGGTAAGACTGCTGTCACCATGACAGGTAAATCAATTTTCTTGAATTGATTACGTAAAACTCGAAAAATTTTCTCTGTCCAAAAATACCTAAAAAAGTCGAGCTTGACAAATCCTCACAAAACGAGTAGGATGACTCTGTAAGGGTTGAAGGGTTACTGTGATTCTAAATACATATGGGAATGAGTGAGAGTATGCTATCTACACAATACCGATTACGACTGGAATTTATCTGTAAATGCATTGCAAATGGGGAAGAAGTAAAATTATCTGATATGATTTGGGCGAACAAATTAGCAAAAGCAAATACTTCTGCTAATGAGATGTTGAAGATGGCACGTAGGCAAATCACATATAAAATTGAAGAAGGTAGCACAGACGATTTTTTGAATAGAATGGGTTTAGGTGATCCCGACCCATCCAACCATAAGAAGGGATTCACTGATGCTGACGATATCAAGAGTTGGTTTCACCAAGATAAACCTGAGGATTGGCGACAACGTGACTAAAAAACAATACAAACAATTGCTACTGGACCACTTTACAGAGCAATTAGATAAACTTACAGCAAAGGAACTGAAGGAACTTGCTGCGAGACATACATGAAGGATTATGTCTGTATCCCCATGTGGGATTCTATTTACGAGATGATGCGCTATCATTGGGTTCACAAGTCCGAAAAGGATCCTGTGCAATTCGTAAAAAGCCTCAACCCAGAGCAAGAAGTGCTATGAGACAACTGTTCCTAGTTCCCACTGGTGATGATAGATGTATCACTCATGATGGACACGTTCAAATGGGTAGTTTCAATCACTCAGTAGAGAAGCATCTTGAATTATGTCCTGAACAAGATTGGCAAGTAACATACTGGATGCCTGATCCACTGGGGTTACGATATAAGAGAGCAAACTTTCAGCATACGATGAAAGCTAATGAAGGTTCTGCTAGAACTGATAATGCTGGTGATAGTCGTCCTAGAGACTTTCCAGATCAAGCAACAAATAGACTTGAGAGAACATTATGAAACACCATGTCCCTGACATCATTAAGAAGAATAGTTTTGCTTGCTTCACTAGTTTGAATCAAGCAGAGCGAGCAGTTGTTATGTTTGGTGATGAAGCATATCGTGAATCACTAGACCTTGACAACGATGATGCTCCCTGCTGGAAGATACCCAGTGGAGAGTCAACAACCTTTGTTGGTTGGAACCCTATGTGTGTTCCTACCATAGAATACATTGTATGGAAACTAAAGAACCGTGAACAAATTATCAAAGGAGAAATTCACTAATGGACTACAAAACGTCTGGTGTTGACATTATCAAGGGTAGATCTTTTGTAGAGTATATCAAAGCACTGGCACCTAATATTGGTGGGTTCAATGGAATGATGGAGATCCCATCAGGATATGAGAAACCTGTCTTGGTATCTGGTGCTGATGGTGTTGGAACTAAAATTAATATTTGCAGAATTGCTCATGATTATACAACTATTGGCCAAGATCTCG